CCTAATTTTTCCCTATGTCAATAAAATAGTAATGCCTTTCAAAAAAATGGATTCAGAATGCCAATAGTAAAAACAATTCAAGAACATAAACAGGAAGGCACATATCGTGGCGATCGTCACGATGGTAAAAACTTGGATAGCATTGCCGTTGATGTAAAAATAAAACCCCCAAGGCATATGCATACAGCAGCAGCTAAAGTTTGGCGAAAATTATTACCGATCGTCCAACGTGGTCAGGTTTTAGAAACGGACCTTATGGCTTTTGAAGTGCTATGTTATTCATGGGCGGACTATTACTACTGCATGAATGCTATCGTTACAGATAAGTACGTTCAACAGTACACTAATACAGAAGGCGCTACTAACACTATGCGCCACCCACTTTCTACAGACAAAAAGCAAGCCTATGATATGCTCCAGCAAATGATGGCAAAGTTTGGCTTAACTCCTGCTGACCGTTCAAAAATAATAATCTCAATTAATGACGATATTGACGATGAAATGGCTGACTTTATTTAGCAAGTACATTTCAGATGTAGGAAAAGGTAAAGTCAAACTTAGTAAATACGCACGTTTAGCAATTGAGCGATATAACAAAGATGTAGCTGATAAAAAATGGACTTTTGATACTGATAAAGCTGATCACGCTATACGATTTATTGAAATGATGCCACATATTGAAGGGTCTTTGCAAGGCCAACGATTAAGGCTTGAGCCATGGCAGATATTTATAGTTGCTAATTTATTTGGTTGGGTAGATGATCAGGGCTTACGCAGGTTTCATGAGGCGTATATAGAAGTTTCCCGTAAGAATGGTAAGTCTACGTTAATGGCCGCCATTGGTAATTACATGGCTATTGCTGATGGTGAAATGGGCGCTCAGGTATTTAGCGGGGCCACCTCATTAGATCAGGCAAGAAAAGTATTTGATCCGGCATGGATGATGCTTCATAAAATGCCAGAGTTTAGAAAAAAAGCAAAAATACGATTACTTGGCACCACAGAAAGACCAGTTAGTATACATAGACAAGGCTTACGTTCATTTTTTAAGCCAATGGTTGGTAAGCCCGGTGATGGAGATAACCCGCACTGCGCCATTATAGATGAATTTCACGAACACCCTACTGAGGTCATGTACAAGGCCATGAAAACAGGTATGCGAGCGAGATTACAACCCATGGTTATCAGTATAACGACTGCTGGTATGAATTTATCCTACCCATGTTATAAGAAACATAAGCAAATGAAGCTTCTTTTAGATGGCATATACAGCGATGATAGAACCTTTAGTATGATTTTTAGCATAGATGAAGATGATGAGCCCCTAAGTTTAGCCGCTGCAATAAAAGCCAACCCAAACTATGGCGTAAGTTTAACCGCTACTGGTATTGAAGCTGCAATAAATGATGCTAAGAATGGTTCTGGAATTGATTTAAACTACCATCTTACTAAACATTTGGGGGTCTGGGTATCCGGTTCAAATGCCTTTTTTAATGTTGAGAATTGGCGAAAAAACACCATTCCCGAAGCTGATATAATAAAGAAGATGCAAGAGCTTGACGTGTATGTTGGCATTGATACTGCCAGCTCAGATGATATTACCGCTGTGCATTTCATTGCATACGAGCCTGTTGAACTATGTTACTATACATTTGGTCGCTATTTTATTGCCGATGCGCACATGACTAACTTGCATGATTCAGTTAAAGATATGTATAAGGATTTTTTAAAAAACAAGGAGTTTGAGCTAGTAAACGATGCAGACGGTTTAACTGATTTTGCAAAAGTAGCACAGATCACCGCAGATTTATCAATCAACTTTAATATAAAAGGCTTTGTACGCGATAAAACGCAGTGGGGTGTGGCTGGTCCTGCATTTTACAAGCACTTTGATGAAAATCTATTTATTCCTGCAAAGTATGGGTCCCATCAATCCCAGCCTTTAGATGAGATGAAAGCTAAATCTACTGTGGCCAAATTCAAGCACAACGGCTCTTCTGTACTTGAATGGATGGTTGGTAATGCAGAGGTCAAGGTATTTGATAATAGCAAGAGGTTAGCTAAGAACAATGAGAAAGATCATCACGCGAAGGTTGATGGCGTTGAGGCTATTGTATACGGTATGCAGAGATTGTTGGAAGCTAATCAAGAGAATAATGAAACAATAATTAACGACATTTGGTTTTTATGAGTGAGCTTAAGCGTTACCCACAAAGTATTTTACGCCTTCAGGATTTTGAGGGGTTCAATGCGCAGTTTGAGAGCTTGTTGCCACACATGAGAGCGAGCGAAGCGTACAAAAAAACAGAGGAATTATACTATTATTGGTTTATGCGTACTAAGTATAGCGGTTATGAATCGTTTAGGGTTATCCGATCAGGAAGGATAAAAAGCTATAAATAATCAATATTGCATGACAATCAACTAAATATGTAAGTAATTTACGGATTTTTAGCTATTTGTTGTCGTTATTTGGTGCATGACGGCAAGAGAACTGATCAATAAAGCAGCTACTTTATTAGGTATAGGTAGCATTAATACAAGTCCAGATGGTGCTATAGCATTAGCGGCTGTCTATAGCTGTATAAAAAGCATTAGTGAGACGGTAGGCATGCTTCCCCTCAATCATTATTTAGCTACTGATAAAGGTAGAGTTTTAATGATGAACGCAGTTACCAAGAAAGTATCTGTCAGGCCTAATAACTACACTACAGCCAGTGATTTTTATCAAGCTATTATAGCCAATGTTTTACTTTACGGAAACGGCTATGCAATAATTTACAGAGACTCGGACGGTGAGAAAGTACGATCTATGCAGGTGGTACCATCTTACTATGTAGACCCTAAATTTGCCGATGGTAATATTACCTATGATGTAACCATTCCAATTAGTGATTCGCAGCAAGTTGTAAGAAAAATTCCCCAAATGGATATGATTCATTTAAAGGGTGTTGGCTTTGATAATATTAAAGGTAAAAGCCCTGTTGAGTATGCTGCCGAAGCGTTTGGATTTGGTTTAAGCGCCCAGAAATATGGCGCAGAGTTCTTTAAGAATGGCGCTCATTTAAAGGGGTTTATTGAAATGCCGTCTGGCGTTACGGTTGAAGGTAAAACTAGAGAAGAAAAAAAATCTACCATTGAAAGAATTAAAGATGCCATTTTAAGTGGACTAAAAGGCGAAAGTAGCGCTGGTGGGATTGGAGTGCTTGAAAATGGCATGAAGTTTCAGGCTATGAGCTTGCCTAATGATCAGGCACAGTTTTTAGAAAGCAGAAAATTTAGCCGTGAAGAAATTGCAGCTATGTTTCGGATTCCCGCATATATGGTTGGGGAAATGGCGAACGCTATTAAATCTAATATTGAACAGCAGTCCATTGAGTTTATAAAATATGCGGTTATGCCATGGGTTATTAAACTTGAACAAGAGCTTGAGTATAAGATTTTAACGGTTGAAGAAGAATATTTCAAGTTTGATGTAAATAGCTACATGAGAGGCACGGCTTTAGAGCGTGCACAATACTTAAAAGAGCTTAGATATGCAGGCATCATTAGCAAGCAGGAAGCCCGGGTATATGAAGATTTACCCATTGAGGGTGAGGGCGATTTTATGAGGTCTAAAAATGAATGGGGCAAAGAAGAATATGATCTGGAAATTGAAAAACGCATAAAAGAATTGAAAGGAGCAGCCTAATGAAAAATAGCAGCCTAATAAAGAATAGCAAACTGATCTTTAATATTGAAAAATTGGAGACTACAGCCATTATTAATATCAATGGCTTTATCGGCGATGAGTATGATGATAATGATGCTAAAACTTTTGCAAGGGCTTTGCAGGAATTAAAAGGCTTGGATTTAACGATTCGAATTAATAGCCCTGGTGGGATTGTTACAGATGGTTTTCAGATGCACGATTTATTGGCCATGCATGATGGTAAGGTTACTACAGAAGTATACGGAGGTACAGCGAGTGCCGCCACAATTATTAGCCAAGTTGGCATCCGCATGATGAGTACCAATGCATTAATGCTAGTGCACCATGCATGGGGTTGTTTTTGCGGTAATGTCAATGATATGCGTGAGAATATTGAAACCCTTGCCAAATTTGACGAGCAGATTTTAAGCATTTATACAAAACGTGGAGCTGATAAGGAGGTGATCACTAATCTAATGTCCGCTAATAACGGCAATGGAAAATGGATAAATGCAGACGAAGCCTTAACAGCTGGCCTTATTGATGGAACTTTTGAGCCGACTGAAGCAAGATCAGAAATTGACGCAAAGTTAATTAAGAATTTAGGCTTACCTGAGATACCTGTGAAAGCAGAAGTCCCAGAGAAGCCCGTAAAAAAAGAAGAATCTACAGATGTGGATGCAGAAGCGCAAAATTCTGAGCGCAGACGCAGACAAATTCAAATAAAAACAAAAAAGGAAAAATAATGGATCACCAAAAAGATATCCAAATCTTAAAAAAAGAGCGCTCAGATGTTTTATCTCATCTTGACGCGAATTACAAAACGCTAGAAGACGAAGTGTATAACACTAAAATGCAAAGAGTTGAGGCGATTGATGCGCAAATTCTGAAAGCAGAAACGATTGAAAAGCACCAGAGTAAAAATATGGTCAATCCAATGGCGCAAACTACTGACGGTCGTAAATCGCTTGAATCATTTGATTTCTCCCGATTTTTGAGAAACGCAGTAAATAAGAATGCCCAAGAAGGTGTAGAAGCAGAGGTTATTACTGAGCAGAAAGCCTTTATGAAAAATGCAGGTTTAGAAGCCTCTGGCATGTCCCTTCCATTTGAAGTCTTTAACGCACACACCGCTGGCGCTGCAAACAATGGCGCTGAATTGGTTGAAACCATTAAGACAGGCAAGTTTATTGATGCTTTGCAGCCATATAGCGTACTTACGCCACTTGGTGCTAATATTTTAACTGGTTTAAGTGGCAATCTTGAAATTGGTGCCATAACCAACCCAGTTAATCCTGGAGTTAAAACAGAAACCGCTGATGCTGATGATTATACCGCAACTATTGTTAGTAGATCATTAAACCCTACAAGAGGAGCCGTTGAGACTACTTTTTCTCAGACATTATTGGCTAATACCTCTTACAATGTACAGCAGATTTTAAGCCGCCATTTGCTATCAGGCGTAACACGCCGCGCTGAATCTCATGCAATGGCAGAAGTAATTGCGAGCGCTGGTACTACTGTGGCTATAGGCACCAATGGGGGTGCTTTGACTTACGCAAAATCGGTGGAATTATTGAATTCATTGAGCGCAGCCAATAGCTCTGGTTTAAACAACGCCTTTGTTACTAATTCAAAAGTAAGAAGTGCGGGGATGCAAATTGCGTTAGATACTGGGTCAGGTAGATTCCTTTGGGAGCATACTACGCCAAATCTATTTCTAGGCAACCGTGCCCTAGTAACGAATTATGCGCCAGCAACCCTATCAAAAGGATCTGCTGACGGGACGCTTTCTGCATTAGTTTATGGGGACTTTAGCAGCCTTACCGTAGGTTTCTGGGGCGGTTTAAATATCGTGCTAGATGAAATCACTTTAGCTACTACTGGTCAAATTCGGTTGATTGTGAATTTCTTCCATGATTCAGTTGTCGAAGTTCCTGAGAATTTTGGAGTTATCAAGGATATTATCGCCTAATTAAGCGATTCATTGGTCAAGAGCTGGGCAGTTTATCTGCTTGGCCTTTGAATTTAACAAGGTAAAAAAATGACAAAGATATTTGTACTAAAGCCACATGAAAAGTGGTCCTACAATGCTGGCGATGTGGGTTTAGTCCCAGATGAAGCAGCGCAAACAATGGTAAAAATCGGCTATTGGAAAAAGGTTGAAGATGAGCAGAAGCAAACTACAGATAACGACACCTCCAAGCGGAAACGTGGTAACTCTCGAGCAGGTAAAATCCCATCTAAGGATTGATGGGTCTGATCAAGATACCTACTTATCTACGCTAATTATTTCGGCAGTAAAACTAACCGAAAGGGCTACTGGTCGGGCTTTATTACGCACCAGTTTTAGCATTAGTGTAGACACGTTTAGGGATATTGAATTACCAAAGCCGCCTTTTGTCGCTATTAGTAGTATCACTTATTTAGATGATGCTAGCCAGAGCCAAACTTTAGCTACCACAACTTACTATATAGACGATGCTGAAGAGCCTTGCTTGATTGTATTTGAAAAAGATTTACCGCAATTAGCGGATACACGCCTTCCAATTACGATTAATTACAGCGCAGGCTACGCCGATGCGGACGCTATTCCAGAGCCGATTAAACAATATGTACTGATGATTGTAGGGTCTTTATACGATACCTCACGCTCAGCGCACTCAGAATATGCACTACACACCACGCCAACTGCTCGCATGTTAATAGCGCCCTATATGGTTGGGGAGATTTAAGCAATGCGCTCGCATAAATTAGACAGACGAATAGCCCTGCTATCATCAACGTCAAGTATTAATGATTTAGGTGAATCGGTTTTTTCTTGGTCTACAAATATGAGCGTTTGGGCGCAAGTTAAATATAGATCAGGGAGTGAAGATTTTAGCGATGGTATAGAGGTAAACACCCAAAGTGCCACTTTTATTATACGCTATCAAGCGACCCTAACTACCAAGTATAGAGTGCTTTTTGATGGCAATACATACGACATAGAAGCAATAACAGACCCAAGAAGAAAAGAATTAATGGAGTTGGAATGTACATTAATAGAAGTGTAGACATGTTAAAAACATTTGAGGGCTTTAGCGGTAAGCTATACCGATGCACTACAGGCGCTCAGACAATAGGCTACGGCTTTAACGTAGACGCTGGTATGAGTGAACGTGCCGCTGCTTCCCTTCTTGAGCACCAAGTAACTGAATTATATGCAGATTTAGCCAGATTTGATTTTTTTGATGAATTAGACGATGTACGCCAGAGCGTGATCGTACAAATGGCTTTTCAGATGGGCAGCAGCGGCTTACTTAAATTCAGAATGATGCTTGAGGCGATTAAGCAAAAAGACTACGCTAAAGCGTCTATTGAGATGCTTAATTCAAAGTGGGCTAATCAAACTCCAATGAGAGCCAAAAAAATGGCTGCAATGATGAAGGCTGGATTATGGGAGATTTAAACGTAAAAAATGAAGGTAGCCTAATAGAATGGATAAAAAACCATTCCTACGCTATTTTTATAGCAGTAATTATCATTGCGATTGATTATGGCGTAATTACTACCCGTTTAGCTGGTGTTGAAAACTCGGTAGAAAACAATTCCAGGTCTATTAAAGAATTGGTAAAAAATGTAGACCAGATTGAGGACTTTCAAATCGAAATGAACGCCGTAATTATTCAGACACTCAAAGACATAAACAGTAAGCTAGAGCGATTTGAGAACAAATTTGACAAGTATGATGAAGGGATTCAAAGACTCTACCAAGATTATGACTTAAAAAAGAAAAACTAAGGTGATACTAATGAAATTCATTAAAAAGCTTTTAAGTAAAACCCCAAAGCTGGGAAAAACAATTAGAAACGTTGGAGGTGTGCTACTGGGTGGTACAGCTGCTTCTTTTAGCTTTCCAGAAATTCCCGAGAGCTACATACAGATTTTAACCATTGTATATGCGGTGGTTTTGGTTTTTAAAGGTCAGTACAGCACCGCTGAGGATGTGATTAAGGAAGCTAAAGAGATAGGGGAATAACCTTGTCTGATATTACTATAAATGGAATAAAAGAAGTAGAGCAATCTATGAAAGCCTTATCGGGCTTTCCGCAGCAGCGCCAGTTAATTCAAGCTGCGGGGCGCAGAGCTGCCCGGGTATACATTAGCGCTGCAAAGGCCTCTATACCCAGAAAAACAGGTGAGCTTAAGCGATCTATAGGAACTAAATCCTCAAGAACAACAAACTCTGTTATTGTGGGGCCAAGACGTGGTGGTAAATTTAAGGGCTATCATGGCCACCTTTATGAAGAAGGGTTTACCCACCGATCAGGCGTTAAAGTGCAAGGCGCAAAGACGTTACAAAGAGCTTGGGACGCTACTAAAACCAAAGTTAGAGATGTTCAAATGCAAGTTATCGGCGAAAAGTTTAATCAATACGCTTCAAAAGCACTAAAACGATGACATCAGCGGGCAAGGTTATTTATGGGGCTTTAAACGGCAATGTGGCTGGCTTAACTAGAGTTAGCCCCAAGTTTGACGCAAACATCAGGCCGATGCTGGTTTACTCTGCCCAATCCTTGCCTCCCACTAGAACTAAAACGGCTATTATTGCCAGAAATTACAACGTAAATCTTACAATTTTTGCAGACACCTACACGGCGTGCGAAGATTTTACCGCTTCGGTAATTGCGCTACTTGAAGTGCTTGGTGGCACAACAGTAAACGGTAACGCCGTTCGCTACTGCACCACCGCTTTTACTGGCGATATTTTTGAAGAAGATATAGGATTTGGAACAGACATTACAATTAATCTAACCTTAAACGAAGGATAAAAAATGGCAGTATTACAGGGAACAGATCTCTTTGTTTCTGTAGGCGATGATCAAGTGGGCTTTGCGCAGACTTGCTCTATTGTGCTAAACACAGAAATCATAGATCAAAACACGAAGTCTAACGCAAGTAAATTTGCTTCTCGCAGAGCTGGCAGAAAAACAGGAACTATAAGCACGAATGGGCTTTATGATCCTTCCGACACAGCGCAAGCGGCGTTCATCACCGCAGCTTTTGCCGATTCAGCTCAGGTCACAGCAAGTTATGGAGTAGCGAATGGTACTACTGAATCTGCTACAAACCCCAGATATACTGGCACCTTTATTATTACTTCACTTGAGTTGAATTCAACAGATAATGAAGACGCTACCTTTACGGCTACGCTTGAAAGTGCTGGCGCCATAACTCTTGATACTACAGGCTCATGATAAAGCAGCTGGTAATTGAAGGTAAAAAGCGCCCCTTTGTTATGTCTATGGCCACGGTTGAATATTATTTATTTAATAGAGATGTGCCCTTAGCTGATTTAGCTAAGATTTTTAAAAACATGACCACTAAAGACTTGCCAGAGCTGATTTTGCAGGGCTTTATAGTGGGCGCTATTTTGGAGGGTAACGAATGTGATTTAACCGTTAAAGACTTGCTAAAAGCGGGTATTAAAGGGGAAATCAACCTCATCAAATTATCTGAAGAACTCAGTAGCGTTTCGGATGAGGAAAAAGATCAGGGAAAGTAGAAGGCTATGAGAGTAAGCTAACTATTCAGATGGTTCAGCAAACTATGCTAGGTTTAATGGGTGTCAGTTACGTTGATTACTGCACTATGCCTGTTCGAACTGCTTTCATAGCCATGTCTGGCCATCATCTTGGTGAGAAACATAAAATGCAAATGGAATGGGCGCAAGCCCGATTTATTGCAAGTGCTATGACAGACACCAGTAGCATTAAGTTTGATTGGGAAAAAGAGGTAGCAGCTAAAAGCGCTGTATTACCGCATGAAGAATATTTAAAAAGATTTGAGCGAGTATATGGCAAGAACAAGCATACTGGGTAACGTAGCAGTAAAAATAGGGATGCAAAGCGCAGGCTTTAATAAATCTCTAAATAAGTCGCTACTAAAATTAAAAAAGTTCGGTAAAAGTGCTGAGAAAATAGGTAAAACTCTTTCCATAGGCTTTACTACGCCGCTCGTTGCAGGTTTTGCAAAATCTATTATGTTGTTTGATAAGCAGGCTAAGGCCATTGCCCAGGTAGAGCAGGGATTAAAAACTACCGGTAACGCAGCTGGCTTTACGTCTAAAGAGTTGCAAAAAATGGCCAGTGGGTTGCAGGGTATTACCATCTTTGGCGATGAGGATATTTTAAAAGATGTAACCTCACAGCTCCTGACCTTTACCAACATAAGTGGCGATGCCTTTGCACGAACCCAAAAAGCAGCATTAGACTTGGCCACCCGATTAGATGGCGATTTAAAGAGTGCATCTATTCAACTTGGTAAAGCATTAAATGATCCAGTCGCTAACTTATCTGCATTAAGTAGATCAGGTATTCAGTTCAGCGCCCAGCAAAAGGCGGTTATAAAAGATCTGGCAGACACTAATCAATTAGCTGCTGCGCAAGCCATTATATTAGATGAATTAGAAAAGCAGTATGGGGGCTCAGCCGAAGCAGCGCGCAAAGCAGGTGCCGGTGGATTGCAGGCACTAAGCAACAGCTTTGGCGATATTTTAGAACGTGTGGGTGAATCGCTGAATCCTGTACTAAATAGATTAGTAGCCTTTTTTGATGAGATTGCAGTTAAAGCCAGTAACTTTAGTGATAAACAAATACGTTTAGGTGTAGCTATTGGTATAGCTGTTGCTGCTATTGGTCCAATGATTTACGTGATAGGTCTACTAGCTAAAGCTTTTGTAGCCTTAGCTACGCCTTTAGCGCTAAAAATAGCGGCTATTGCAGCCTTAGCCGTTGGTATAAACTATCTGTACCAGAATGCAGGCGCTTTGGCTGATCGGTTTGTCTACGCTTTTAACGTTGCAAAAGAAGCGGTGTTGGGTATGACGGCTAGCGCTATTGACGCTCTTGCCTCCTTGGTTGGGGTATTTGATTCAGTCACGGCTTTAGGCTTAAGAGGTATGGCTGTTGGTATGCGTAGTGGTTTAGGTAATATAAAGAAAGACTTTACCGAGTTTAAAGGCTTTACGGAAACCCTAACAGATACCCTATCTGCTTTGGGTGGAGCTTTAGACAATGTTTTTACAGGCATGCAAGGGGGCTCAAATTCCTCAATTAGCTCTGGTGGTAGTGGTAGCCGCCAAAACTTTGGGGAAAACATTGGGCGCGGGTCTGTGCAAGCGGTGGGTTTTGGCCCTGTTGAAACGTTAAGTGCTATTATTAATTTAGCGCCCGTAGCCGCTGTAAAAATGCAAGAACTTACAAATATGCAGATTGCGCAGTCCCAGGCATTAGCGCAGACGTTTGATCAAATAGCCGATGCCTTCGCCCGAACATTTGTAGACGGACTCATGGATATTAAAAATTTTGGCGATGCATTTAAAACATTGGGTAAAACTGTGGTAGCATCACTAAAGGAAATAGCTGCGCAGATGCTAAAAATGGCTATTATTAAGGGAATCGGGTCAATATTATTCCCTGGCGCTGGTACCTTATTGACAGGCTTTGATTTAGCTAGACAAGCATTTAGTGGACCAGGTAAAATGAGGGCTGGCGCTGGTGCGGTTGGAGGTGTCGCTGCAAATAAGCAATCATTTAATGCAAACCTGTTTCTAAATGGCCGAAAAATGGCCACGGAAAGCAGTTTTACAAATTTTAGAGGGTCCCAGCTGGGG